ATTTTTCGTTACCGTAACGGGATTGCCTGATGCCTTGCGCCGTGCGCGGTATGCTGCCTGCCGTTGCGCATTCGTCAACGCTCCACCTTCCTTTCGCGGCCGACCGCGACCGCGATTTTCCGTTACGGGCGCGAGCGATAACGGAATTGTTTTCGTATCTTCAGGCTGGATCATGGCGCTTGCTCCTTATCGGCATTGTTCTTATTTTACGTTACTAGTAACGTAAAATAAATATCCGTTACACGTAACGATAAATAAAATTCGCCGACTCATTCAGATTCGCTGAACCTGCAACACGAGCAACACCTCTGTCCGTTGCTTCGAGCTGGAACGACCATCGAAAAAGCTCGGCAGCCACGAATACCCACTGCGCGCCGTCGCGTCGCGATCCTGGATCAGCCCGCCGAGCACCACCAGTTCGCCATCCTTCAAACGCGTGACCGTTTGTAACTGACGCGTGTTTTTCGTCGGCGACGTGTCGACGCCGGTTTTCGTCGCGACGAAATCGGAAATCTCCTCACGCACCTTCAGCTCGATCACATCGCGCATGACGGTCGGTTCCACGTCGAAAATCAAGCCGGCATCCTGATACGTGATCGACTGAACTGGTGTGCCGCTCGACCCTTGATAGCTGACGCTCGATTGCGTCGGCACCTGTTGCCCAACATTCAGCCGCACGCGTTCGCCCGAGACGATCCGCACGTGCGGCGAACTGACGACCTTGAATCGCGAATCGGCGTTTAGCGCGGATATCGCCGCGTCAACGCCCGGCCCCGTGAATCTCATCGCGCTTGTATCAGACGACGTGTCTCCGCTCGAAAGCCTGAGCTGTCCGCTCAACAGCCGAACCGCGATGCTCCACGCCGAGTTAGCCGAATCGGTATTGGCCACCTCATACACCCATCCGCGCACGACGACCTCACCCGGCGCGGTATCGAGATCGGGCACCAGCTTCCGAAGCATCGCGACTTCGTCACGCGAACCGACGATCACCAGCTCGTTACCGCGCGCCTGCACACCCGCAGCAGCCGGCGCAACTGCAACATCGCTCGCAGTACTGATCGGCGCGCCCGGAACCTGAACGGGACTTGTCACAGCGGACGGCGTAGCAGCAATCGCGGACATCGGAATCATCGACCGCGTGCCGATCACCGGCTCGACCAGACTGCGCAGCGATTCGGCGCTCCGGTAGCGCGGCCGGTAGACGAACACCTCTTGATCGACTCGCGCCCGACTGTCAGCAGCCTTTCTCGCGACGTAATCGACGCCGTTCTTGGTCGTCACGCGGAAGCCGAGCGAATCGAGAAAATCGACCATGACGGCACGTACATCGCGCACTGCGTCATCGAGACGAAACGATACGAGGCGATTGTCAGCAAGCACGTCTGGCCCGAGTACGTATGGCGTATGCATTGCATCCTGATAGATCAAATCGACAACCTGAGCGACCGTCACGAACCGCAGATCGAATGCCGTGCCCGGCACATGCTTTAACGGGGTCGACACTGGCGCCGCGGGAATCTGAATCGCAGGCGACGTGCCAATCGTCGCATCGACTGGCAAGGTCGGCAGCGGCGGCACCGCACCGGCCGCAATTCGACAACCGCTGGACAGCATCAACGCCACGATCAACCCACAATACCGCCTCATTTCGCGCCCCCGTATTGTTCTGTCTTTACAGTCTGCACGCCCGTCCACCCCGCTACCGTCTTACCGTCAACTTCACCCGTCAGACGCGCCCCCTGCCCACTAAATCCGCGCACCGGTACAGCGCGCAACCGGCCATCCATCGCGACCAACGCGACATAACCTACACCGTCGACCGAGTAACGACCGGCGACCCGCCACTCCGATGATTTAGCCGTGTCGATAGGGCGCGCAACCACTGCATTGGAGGCAGCCGCCGCGGACTCGACGTGCCGCACCGGTTCTGCCCCGAATCCGTCCCGTGCCTTGTGATAGATCTTCACGGCCAGCACCACGAACACCACGATTCCAATGGGGAGCAGGAACAGCGCCTTGGGAACGACCGCTTGCTTTTTTGTGTGGACTTCGGCGCTCGTATAGAGCTTGAACACCTCTCGCGGATAAGGCCATTGCCGTTTCACCGCGTCTTTCAAGCTACTCGGATTGTGGCAATGATCCCACTCGTAGAGCATCGCGCGTTTAAGCCCAAACAGGTTACGCACGTGGATATGCCGCCCGACCAGATCGCGCACCGTCTTACTGATTCTCTGCGGATGTTGCGTGATAAGGATGAAGTCAACGCCCTTGTGACGGTGCACATGCAGTTGCTCCACATCCGGCGTCGGCTTTTGGCTCACCGTCGTCGGCGGATAGATGCGTTGCGCCTCATCGATCACGATCAAATCTTGCGCTTCCGCCTTTTCGTGCCACTGACGCAACCAAGGTTCGTCAATCTCGACGTGCTCGATTGCCAGATCTCGAATACCGTCGACCAGCACGCGACGCCCCTTCGCAATTTTCGTCAGCAACCAAACCGCATGCAGCGTCTTACCGCTCCCCGGAACCCCTGTAATCAGCGTGATCATTTGCTGAACACCATTCTTGTCGTAGATGTGAGCATGTAGAACGACACGCGTGCGGATATACCGCCGAGCACATACGCGATAGCGTCGCCGACGCCGCCTAGCGCCAACACGTTCGCTATGTCCGTAGGAATCCCGCCCGCACTCGCTGTCATCCACTGAATCACTTGATTCAGCGCCGCATCGATCCCCGCAACGGTCACAAAGCCGATACCGAGCGCGACCAATACGCGCGTGACGATCGGACCAACCAGCGATACAAGCAGGCTCGCCCAACTCATACTGTCAGCCCCGTAACGAAAATAAGCCCCGCCAACAGTGCTCCAAGCAAGAGCACGAGCGGCCGGAGCTTCGCCGCCAGCTCACAAATTGGGGCATAGTCGAACCTGAGTGGCGCACCGAATACCTCAACCTCATACGGGTGCGGACAGACGCCATTGGTCAAGCCGATCGAAATTGGTGCCAACGAGACGCTCTTCGATTCACGTCTCACGTCGACATCGTTCGCACTACCAAGCGGCGCGCAAGCGGACGCGTCCGGATACAGCGCGCAAAACTTCGGGTCTGGCTTCGGGTCTGGCTTCGGGTCTGGCTTCGGGTCTGGCTTCGGGTCTGGCTTCGGATCGGGATTCGTTCCGGGATTGGTCCCGGGATTCGTACCCGGATTGGTTCCCGGATTAGTCCCCGGGTTCGTGCCCGGGTTCGTGCCCGGGTTCGTGCCCGGGTTCGTGCCCGGGTTCGTGCCCGGGTTGGTTCCCGGATTGGTCCCCGGGTTGGTTCCCGGATTCGTGCCCGGATTCGTGCCCGGATTGGGGTTCGGATTTGCGTTCGGATCCGGCTGAACATTCGGATCGATGACAACCTGTTTGCCCGGATGCGCAGGTGCCGTAAACAAATCGCCCAACGTAGGCACCTGCTTCGGGTTCTCATCTACCCACGGCTTCACTAGCCCATCGTAAACCGGCTCGTAAGGTAACCCCTTGTAATCCGGGTCGGTTGCTGCACGTTTCCACGTCTCATCCACGAGCTTGGTAAGCGTCGACGACGGCAATGGAATCGACGCAACATTGGGCGGAAGTTTCGGCCAAAGCTTCGACACGTCTTCGGCTACAAGCGACGGCACGATATCGCTCCGATACTGAAACGCTCGTGCTTTGGCTGTCGTGACGTAGCTCTTATAGCGGGTCTTTCCGTCCAAACCAACATAGGCTTGCGATCCGGTTTCCGTGTAATACATCTCGATCGGGTTGCCGGGGATATTGATCGTCGGAGCGAAGAACAGGCGCACCGATGAAACGTTCCTATCATCGCTGGCGCATCCGGACGTCAATCCACAGTGCCCGTTGTAATAATGCAGATACCACATGAACTGCGCGGCCTGATCCAGCGTGCCAGGAAGAATGTCGAAGTTCCCGCGGGTGAGCCAAAAATTGGCGACATTCGAGCCCGTCCCCGGCGTAGTTGGGTAAGCGTTACAAACGGAATCGTTCGGCTGACAGTAGCCATTTCGATAGGTCGGAATACCCGCCTGCGCCGCCCATAGTTCAGGCGCCAACAATTTCCGATATGCGGGATCGACGCCGGCCGCCGGAGGCGATACAGCCTCATAGTGATCGCCGGCACTAGCCGGCACCGCATCGACATCGATAGAAACCGACGTGTCGTTCCACTGCAATTTTGCTAAACCAATCTGCAAAGCAGTACCTAGGGCAATAATGCCCGCGCCCGCCAACAAGGTCGCCCAAACCGGAGCGCCCGCGAATGCGAGTGCAACGCCTGCCCCTGTGCTGACGACATTAAGCGCGGTTGACGCCTTACCCATACCCGCCAGCGTCGCCGCAATGCGTGGATCGTTCGCCGCAAAGCCGCGCTGAATCGCGATGCGCGTGAGAATCGCCGCCTCGGCGCGATTAATAACAAAGTTCTCCACGGGCGCGAGCAGGGCCTGTGCATGCGCTTGCTGATTGCACATCATCGCGAACACGGCAAACAGCGCGATCCATACACCTATGATTCTTCTACGCACATTCACCTCACGACATGACAATCAACGCGGCGGTATAGATCGTCACGACGACCACCGCGAACTCAATGCAGAACCAAAGCATGGTCAGCTCTCCGACGCGGAATCCACGAACCGCCGCAACGCACGCATGCCGAAGGCGATCGCCAACACCAGAAACACCGCGCTACCAACGGCCATACCTGCCTCGATGCCCCCGGAAATCGGCGTATCGCCCGTTGCCCCATCGTTGACAAGCGTCAGGTGCACGACTTGCTGCACACCGGCCGAACCGTCCGGCAACGTGCACGGCACTTGAGCGCCAGCGGCAAGCGAAGCGGGAGCAGGGCCGCACGTCACCACATCAATTCCCGGCGCCGCGCGTACCCCGAACACAACGCCAACCAACGCAACACACAGCAAGCGTTTCATTCGATCCGTTCCATGAAAAAGCCCCCGGCGCGTCGAGGCATACCGGGGGCTTGTCGTGTTGCGCTATCAGCGGCCGATGAAGCTTCGCACCGTGCGATAGCCGAACGTCACCGCTGCGACGGCGAGCACAGCACCGCCGACGAGAACGATGTTCGGGCCGACGCCGTTAATCGACGCGACGACCGACGTGACATCCATCGTCGGCGTACCCGCGTCCGCCGCGAACGCGCCCGCGCTCGCAAGGCTCAGTGCTGCTGCAAACAGTTTCTTCATTTTCTTTCTCTCTCAAGTTCTAGCCCGGATGTAGACGGCCGCTCTAGTGGGCCAGCTTCGAACGACCGATAGCCCATGACGGGTTATGCGTTGGCGTTCGCCGCCGGCTTCGCTGTCGGTCGGCCGAACGGAACGAGCGAGACGATGCGCGGTTCGAGCTTGCCTTCCATCGACTGTTGAAGCGCGAACTCTGCGAGGTAGTCACCGGGCGCAGAATCTTTCAACGCGTTCGGCAGGTTGATCGTTCCGACGAGGATTTGCTTTCCTTCGCTGGTTTCCTGTTCGAGCACGCATTGCGCCGTATGGATTTCCCACGGCTGATTGGTGCGCTTCGAAATGCCGCCGCGCGGGACCACTTGCAGAATCGTCAACTTTTGCTTGCTCATCTCGGTTCCTTTGATTTAGGACTGCTATTCACGTTGAACGGAGCCATTTGTCTCCGCATGCATGCGCGACGAACGCGCTAATCGAAAAAGGTGGACGCTAGGTCAGCCGTCCACAAAACACCGCGCTATCCGAGGGCCGAAATAGCGCGGCGTACCACTGGGGAATTACGCCCTCCTACGTCATGCGAGCGATAGCGCTCGACGGCGCACTGACTTGAACGGAAATTAATGTGAGGGACTCAGCGCAGCGGCCACGGCGCGACAACTCCGAGCGGGCCTTGCCGCGTGCACTTTCGGCACTGCGAGCCGTGACGGCGACAACGGCAACGCGGTTGTGACCGCACTGCGTGTAGGCATGGACTTGGTATTTCGGCACCACCTACCCCCGTTTGGCCATGATCGGACCCCATTAGTGCGGGGTTTACCTTTCCTGACAGCCTGTTAGACTTCGCCAATCAACCATTTCTGGTCGCAACCAAAATTGGTAGACGAAGAATAGCAACCAATTTTGGTAGACGCAAGGGATTTGTATGAATATCTCGCAATTGATCGACGCTGCACGCGAAAAGGCCGGTTCGTCGGCAACGTTAGCCGAAGGCCTTGGCATGCATCCGAACCGCCTAACAGACTGGAAAGCAGGCCGCCGCAAACCAGAAGCGAGCGAGATCGCATATCTCGCGGAACAAGCCGGGCTCCCGGTCCTAGAAACTGTTGCAGAAATCGAAGGCCAACTTAACGGGCGATATGCTCACATTTGGAAAACCGCCCTCGCGAATTTGCGTGCGGCGAGCGTTGGCGGCGTACTGGCCCTGTTAGTCTGGACGGGCTTTGGCGGCACCATACCGAACAACGCTCAAGCAGCAGCAGCCCACTGCCTTCACACGGCAGGGGTCACTGGTTCGATCCCAGTACCGCCCACCAAAGAATTCGCCGCTTGTGGCGACGCGTCAAACGCTGGATCGAGCAGTTCTCTCCGGCGCCAGCGCAAAGCAACTAGGCAAAGGAAAAGCCCCGCATTCGCGGGGCTTTTTTTTCGCTCATCGAAGAGCACCCGGGAACCCAGCGCACACCATCAGCACTCACCAGAGTAACGGTGTCTGCGTCGTCATACGACGGCCACCCATCCGCATCTTCTGCAAGCCTTCACGACAGTCGACCCACCAGCGCCGCCAATTGTTTGGTTTGGCAGCGCTAGCGGCCTTGCAGCAACCGCTAGCACATCATTCAACGACAAGCTTGAACCCTGCACATCAACCAGCTCACCAAAGATTGCTGCTAATAAACTTCAATTGATTCTTGATCTTTTCAACGGACCCGTTGACATCCGTCTTGATTCGGTTGATCCGCGTCGAGTCGCCTGCGTTCATCAGCTCAATAGGTTTCGACAAGGCTGACGACACGCGGCCGGAACCGAGGAAGTCGTCGGTCAGCACGATGTGTTTGTCGGGATCGTTCGTGGTGAAGTGACCGATGTTACGCCCAACGATATCGCGAATCTCTTCAAGGAACACTTTCGTTTGCTGGTTTGGTTCGTTGCGCGCCCCTGCTCGCGTGGTCCAACCACATCCGGTCAAAACAACCATCTGAATCTTCGGCGCATGATTGTCTGACGGCATCAAACGACGAAATTCACTGGATGGGTTCGACAATGTCCTCAGCATTAGCGAGAGCGAATTGACCGACTGCTTGTCCGTCCGCACCGGGACAACCAGCGCGTCGACAGCATGCCACGCCAAGTGCGTACAGCCGGAAAAGAAGGGCGATGTATCGATCAATACCTTCTGCGTACCGGTCTCCTGAAGCTCTCGGTCAATTTCCGTCTTCAGCGAATAGAGCAGTGAGTCGATTACGGTAGCCCGCTGCGGCCCCGGCAATTGGTTAGCCGCCGCCAAGGCATTCGCCATCTGCGACGGCAATGTGTAAAGCTCGGCCGACGACGGCATGAAATAGCTGCTCTTACTACTGAAAAACCGGTTCGTCGCGCCAACATATTGCGCCACGCGACTTGCCCTTCCCAATCCGGGAAAGAAGTACGGCAACAGCATGTCGTTCACCGTCGTTGAGACGTTTTGGTAGTAGTTGTTGTCGTAAAAGTACGACAAATTGCCCTGTGGACATGTATCAACTACCAGCAGGTCGTCCGTAAGGTACGACAAATTGAACGCCAAAGAAGTCTTACCGATTCCGCCACGAAGGTTGCAAATTGCATACCGGTCGAAGGCGGGAAGCCCCAGTGAAGCGCCACGCCCTTCAGAAATCGCGTTTTGACGCGCAATGATAGCGTCACTCAAGAATTGAGCCATATTCCCTCCATTAGTTCCGTCAATCTTCCCAATCAATACACAGAATGTCAAGGAAAATGGTGGAACTAATTTGACAAACGGAGGTTGTGATTCCAAAGAACAATACCCCTGCGATGACTGTCAACGCCGCACCCATACGAAACCGTCGATACCTGAAGACGCCGGGCGACTGGGTATGCAGCTCCCGTTCGCGCCCGCCCCCTTCAGTCCGGCCACTGTTGCCGAGCATGCTTGACGCTCAGAATCTCGACTACGTCTGCGTCAATGCTGTACACGACAATGTAGTTGTGGTGCACGACCATTTCTCTCGTCCCGGGTAAGCGCCCCGCTCGGTACAGCCTCGGGCGAACCCTCAACCCCTTCGCCTTTTCGCGAATCATATGCATCAGGGCTAATGCAGCGTCCGGATCATCTTCCCCAATAAACTCCAAGATACCCAACAGGTCTTCCTCGGCCATCGGCCGCCACTTAAGTCTTAGCACGCTTGCCCTTTCTCATCGCTTCGACGCGGGCCAGAGCCTTTTTCATCACGTCCTCATGCTCGATACTCGGGCGCGGGTCGTCGATCGACGCCTGCACCTGCTCGCGCAACCATTTGTCATAGGCCGCCGCATTCGCGTGCGTCTGCTTCATTGCCGCTGCACGATCCGGACGGCTCGAACGCTCGATTTCGACCTCATCGGGTCGCCATGCTTCGAGCGAGAAACGCCCCGACTGCAACCCTAGCTCGCGAATCACCTCAAGCGCCTTGACCGGGTTCCGAAACGCACGCGGCCGACGATTGTTCGACGTGACCAGCACGGCCGTTCCAGCCGTCCGCGTCTCCAGCTCGACGTAAAATGAACCGCCCTCAGCCTTGAGAACAGCCGACAGGACACCGCCCGCATGTGCGGCGGCAGCAGCCTGAGACACATCTAACGTTTTCATGGCACAACCTTTAGTAGATAACGGCACGATCTATAATACATCGTGCCACATCCAATAGCATTCTGCCCCCTTTATTTGACGTAAAACCTCCATCTCGCCGGCGTCATGCGATTCTCCCTACATCGCATTCGTCAGTTTCACTTCAGCGCATTCGATCAGCGGCATTGCGGCAACGGTGGATAGAAGCCACGCCTATCGCACGAAAAGAATGCCCGACAAGGGCGCTGCGCCCCCTACCCCGCATCACGCAAACCCCAACTGCTTGGCCGTCGCATCGATCGCGCGCTTCGCCTTCTCGACGATCTCGTCGATCTGCGGTTTCGAGATCACGAGCGGCGGCGACAGCAGCATCCGGTCGCCCGTC